GTCGTAGACAGTTCCACCTGCTTGGATTGCTGTTGCAATCTCACCAAGAGTATCAAGTGTAGATGGAGCAGAGTTAACTAGGTCTGCAACCTTTGTATCTACATAGAGTTTAGTAGCAGCATCTGCGTTAGATGTAGGTGTAGCAAGAGATGTAATCTTCTGACTGTTAACAGATACTGAGCCAGTAGGGGCTGCCATCTGGTCTAAACGAGATGTGCGTACCTGTGTGTCAAAGTCCGAGATGGTAGATGCAGTCTGTGTTCCTGTGTGGTTAGCACGAGCATATGGGTCAGAGACCATCTTGGCTGCAGTGATTGTTCCATCTGCAATATCTGTTGCAACGATAGTTCCGTCAACCAAGTCAGCAGAAGTAATAGTTCCACCAAGGTTTAACTTAGTCTTGGCAATAGCAGCAGAGGCATTTACGTCAGCATCTACGATAGTGCCATTTGCAATCATTGTTGAAGTGACTGTGCCTGTGTCAGTTGTATAGACACCATTAGTTACTGTACCAGCAGAACCTGATACGTTACCTGTTACGTTACCAGTTAAGTTACCCGTGAATGTTCCAGCAATAGCACCAGTGCCAGTAATAGTTGGGCTAGTCAGAGTCTTGTTGGTTAATGTCTGAGTAGTATCAGTTCCAACCAATGTTGTGGTTGCATCTGGAATAGTTACTGTTCTATCTGCTGTAGGGTCAGCAACTGTAAGTGTTGTCTCAAAAGCATCAGCAGTAGCACCTTCAAATACAATGTTGCCATCACCAAGGGTAAGGCTTGAGATGACTGGGCTAGTTAAAGTTTTGTTTGTAAGTGTCTGCGTTCCAGTAAGTGTGACAACTCCAGTAAGAGTATTATCTGCTGCACTGATTGTCTTGTTAGTAAGAGTCTGAGTGTTGGTTGTGCCAACTACAGCACCTGTTGCACCGTGACCAGTTGTTGCCTCAACGTGGGTATTGGCTTCACGATAGTCGCGACCAATAGCCATATGACGAACTACTGCACCAGCAGAGTGAGCCTGACCAGATGAGCCATCAATGCCACGAACGATAGTTAGTGTGTTAGTACTGACGGCGGTAACATCTACAATTTCTTCAAGTGCTGTATCTGGGTCAATTACTACTGTAAAGGTTTCACCAGCGGAGATTGTTACACCACCTAGTAGGGCAGAACCTGACACAACAGTGGCAGATGTACCGCTTGATGTGAGTGCACCTGTCAGCGTAGTTTGCTGAGAGCGTGAGGAGTATTTTCTAGTTGTCATTCAGGTTCCTTATCTACCGTAATGAACGCGGGGTGGATACTGTGTTTGTTGCGATAAAGTTTCTTCTGCTAAACGCTGAGTAAACAAAGCGTAAATTTGTTTTGTTGCTGTCTGTGATGCGCCGTATGGACGCTTGCTATCTGTCTCATCAGCCTGTGGGCTAACCTGAGCAGCACGTGCTGGGTCAAGGAATGAGAGCAAGCGATAGATAGAACCAAGAACTACTACGTCTTTGCAAGACTCTGGTAGTCCAGTTACTGTTGTAAAGACATCAGTGCTGGCGTCAAACGCTGCTGGGGCTGTTGCATAGGTAACCTTGACTGTTCTGCCAGGTGTAATGTAATCACCAATAGTTACTGTCTGTGCTCCCGCACCCCAAGTAGCAACATCTGGGAACGCATCAAAGTCAAATCGCTTGACGCGAATCCATTCTTTAGATGGTCCTACTTCTTGCCAATGCATTGTAATAATATTTTGTATGTTTAAGTTATCTAATTTGTATGTAGTTACTGCAGCATTGTATGTAAATGTAGTCTGCTTGACAGCAAAGATGCTGGCTCCAATTGCTCGGACAGTATCATTAATAGCACGCTTTACTACAAAGCGTGGGAATGTAGGAGCAATAGTTACCTTACTATCTGCTGTGTGAGTTGTTGCTGGTGTGCCTAGATAGCCACGTCCGTAAGGAGCAACTGTTGCTGTGTTAGCAACACGGTCATATGAATCTACCCATAGCAACTCTTCGTCAATCTCAACGATACCCTTGCCCAAAGAGTCAGTAGAACCTAGGCTAAGGATTAACGGAGACGCAGAGGAAGAAGTAGTTGTTGTTACGGCAGAAGACAGATAGGTTGTTCGGTCTTGCTGAAATGTATAACCAGATAGATTAATGAGAACTTCATCAATCATATTAGATAGGGTAGTCATTATAGAGTCCTTAATGCGTCAACCGCAGATTTGCCAGTAGTTCCAGCAAGTTCATTGCAAACACCATTCAAGTCTTTAAAGTCTGATGGCTGGCGAGATGAACTAACTTTGTAGTTAAGTGCACCAATGATGCCCTTACCTGTAGTTCCAGCCCACTTGTTTGCAGCACCCTGCTCATCAAGAAACGCAGTTCTTACAGGATATGTTCCGCCATTAGCCAGACGATTAAGTTCGGCACATAACGTACTACCAGCAGTACCAGGCATTATTTTCTCCCTTTAGTCATTGCATTGTAATAATGTTCATCAAACGAAAACCGTTTCATATGTGGAGCAGTTACACTTGTATCACACCAGAGTGGGACTCCAGCCTTCTCGCATAAAGCAAAGAAGTAGATGTCCTCACCTATAAACTTTGCCCCTCTACCCATTTCCATAAAGAATTGAGCATCAGGTAATTCTTTTCTAATTCTGTCAACTACACTACGGTGCATTAGGACATATCCCATACCCGCTGCGCTTACCTGAATCAGTTTGTCTTTAGGTAGTGGATGAACTCTTGTTAATCCAAATCCACCTTCATCTCCATCTCCAACTATAAAATTGAAGATTGTAGGCATTGGAACCATTAAAGGTTCTTCTGGATTATCAGTAGTAAAGTAAACGCCAGTCATAATTGGACGCTCATCTTTATCTTTTTGATTCCAGAGTTTCAAGAAACCTTCTGGGCTAATGACTACATCTGAGTCAACCCAGAGTAACCAATCAGCCTTATTCTGGTCATACCAATAGTTAATGACAATTTCTCTTTGTCTAGCAATCTGGTTTCCCTGACTACGTAGAGTAGATTCAAACTTGATTCCTGACTTAAGGAGTACATCTGTAACTCCCTGCATAAACTTGCCATCAACCATTCCGTTATCGCACCAAGCGATAGATACTGTCTCTTGCATGTCCCCATTATTCCTATCTGTATTTTGCAGTTTTCTTTGCTATTGATTTAGGTTGCTTTACAAACTGCTTACCCTTTTTAATACCTTCACGCTTTGCTTTGCTTGTTGCTGCATATTCTGATGAAGATAGTGCTTGTCTTGCTTTCTTAGGTAAGTATCTTTCTCCAGTAGCCTTTGAGCCCTGAGTACTTGGCTTACCAGATTTAGTACCCCACTCTTCTTTAGTCCACTTGGACAAAGACTTTTGATTACTTGTCTTACTACCAGAGTAACCACCGCCAGCCTTCTTGTATGCAATTGCTACAAGTTGTGCTTTACGGGCAGACCATTGCCCAGGCTTACCGCCTTTAGAACCAGCCATAATGCGATTCTTAATTCGGTTCCTAAGTTCTGGATTTGTGTAAGCCATTACCACTTAACCTTATCTGCCCAGTACGCAGCAGACATCTTGCCCTTGGCAATGTTCTTTGCGTGACGTGCTTTAAATGAAGCCTGACGTGCCGTTGGCTTTCTGTCACCAGTAACACCCTGTTGCCCAAAACGAATTGTCTTAACCTTAGTACCCTCTTTAGCCACAACAATGTGTGACTTCTTAGGATGGTTAGGAGTACGCTTTGGCTTGTTAAAGCCAGAGACTCCTGCTCGTTTTAATCTAGGGTCAGCCATTATTTTTTCTTTCTGTTTAAAGTCTTCTTGTCGTTATAGCCCTTGATGATTACATCAGCATCTGAAGGAATACCCTTTTTGTTCTTGCTTGGAGGGCGTCTGCCCTCTTTAAGAAAGTCATTAAGACTCTTTGGCTTAGGCTTTGACTTCTTAGGCATAGGCACTGGAGTGCTATTCATACGCTGCTTAATCATTGCAGACGGTCTCATTCCCTTTTGTGCCATTACTTCTTTTTCCCCATCTTCTTAATCATTCCGCGCTTGGCTGTCTTCTTGACCATTTTTTTGCCAGTCTTTTTGGCTTCCATCTTTGCCATAGCCATACCTTTTGCTGTGTATGGAAATTCTTTCATTCCTACTTTTGGCATTTTATACTCCCAGTTCTTTCATTACTTCGGCTGTCTTGGTATTTATGTCTCTTGCTTTAGGCATAGTGTCTGCATCATAGGCTCTGCCCAAAGTCTCTGATGCTTTATGCGCCTCTTCAACATGGCGCATAGTTGTACCTGCTGGTTGTATACCTTGTGCTCTAGCATCTCGATATGCAGCCAATTCAGCATTCCATTTTTTATCTGGAACATCCCGCTTAGCATCTCCAGAGTTCATCTGAAGACTTAAACCTTTACATCCAAAACAACCATCAACATAGGTTGGATGCGCTTCCCAGTGTTTCATATATCCCCTACTGCGCTGTAAAGTTTGCTTCTGTAATCCCAACATTGCCAGCAATAAGTGCTGCCTTAGTCGCTTCACTTACTATGTGGTTTCTACCACCTAAGTAAACTTCTTCGTAATCATTCAAGTCTTCATCTAAAAGATATCTGGCTTGATGATATGTTCCATTATGTTTGACTATTGTTATACCTCTGTCTAACTTGTAGAAGTAAAACAAGCGATGCCCACCTGCTGGTCCTTCACGGACTGTTGGTGTTTTAAAAACATACTCTGTCATGCGTCCTCCTCAATGGACTTACTGATAGACAGGGATTGCTCCCTGCCTATCCGTCAATCAATTAAGCGATTGATGAACCTGATTCGATTCGGTATAGAGCCTCTTCGCGGTAGCGAGCAAAGCCGAGTACGCCGTACCAACCCATTGGGCGATGACGCATCAACTTGTCAACTACTGGTCCGATGACTGTGTGTGGTTCTTCAGCAACTGCTTCTGCCATTGCTTGCTGTCCAGCAAGAATAGTGCGGTATACGCGAGCAGATGAAGCACCGTCTGTTGCATTGTAAAGACGTGGAGACTCTACGAAGTATGCACCTTCGTATGTTCCAATCTCTCCTGCCCAGATGCGGTCTTGTGCAGAACCGTATTGGTTAGGAAGCAACCAACCTGCTGAGCCTGTTTCGGCGCGGAGGTCGTGTGAAACTTCTGGGTGGATACCACACCAGTAGAGTGAGCCCTTGCGAGCAACTGCCTTGTTAGCACGGAGTTTTGCAACTGCCTTGCGTAGGTTAGCAGATGATAGTGTTGCAGCAGCAGTAACTGTTGCTGTTGATGTTGCAGTTGAACCTGAGTAGATTACGTTTGTACCGCCACGCAATGTTGCCATTGCTACAGCGTCAATAGAATCTGCAAGGTTGAATGCAATGATGTTAGCAATTGCTGGGTCTACATCAGCAAGGCTAAAGAGTTCAAGAGCACGTGTTACCAACACTGAGTTACCATACTCGTTAAGAGTAATGGTTACAGATGTTGGTGTAGACATTGCTACTGCATCTGGGTCAGTTGTTTCTGTTAGTGCTGTAGTTGCTGCTGATAGGTCAACGTAACGTTGTAGAACAACTGTTGAGCCTGGGATTGATTGGCGTGCTGGACGCTTGTCTGCGACAGAACGAATTAGGGGTTCTGAACGGAGAGCAAACTCCAAAAGACGGTCATACGCCTTCTGGACTAGACCAGCACCACCAGCGGTACCGCCGAGAGAAGCGGAGTCTGTTGATACATATGCCATGTTGTCACCTCCAAGTGACTAGAAACTATGATTGTTTTATTGTGAGCGAAGGAAGTCAATGAGTTCTTCTGCGCTCTGAGCGTTTTCCAATCTCATTGTTAATTCATCTGCTCGTTCAGGGGTCATAGCATTTTGAGTTACAATATCTTGCTGCCTTAAGGCTGCTCGATTAAGTTGTTGTTCTTCATTTACTGGCTCTTCAACCTTTAGTCCGAATAAGTCAGCGTTATCATCGAGCCAGTTTGCAACTGACTCCTCGTTAACATCTTCCAAATCCTTCATAATAAGTCGCGCTGCCTTAGCATTGACGCCCTTCTTTTCTAGGACTTCTTTGACAGTACGCTCACGCTGCGCCTTGGATAAACCCTCAAGTTGCTCTGTGAGTTCTTTGATACGCTTCTCGTCAGCACGCTTGGCTTTACGTAACTTCTTTAACAAGTCACCGCCATCGCCTGCAGAGGTTTCTGTATCTAGGTCGTCTTCGTCTTCTTCATCCCAGTAGTTGTTGCTCATAGCAACTGTCCACCCTTCTATTCGTTGTTAGTCGCAAGCCTCAGTATCCAATCGGGGAATTGGGCTGGCTCTTGCTACCAGTCTTATACGCTGGCGGGGCTGGTTGGTCCGCTCAGGATTCTTATTAGATTAAGCCAGATGTTCCTGTGCTTAATGAGCCACGTGTTACACCAGACTGACCAGAGAAGGAAGCAATCTCTTTCTCTGCTAGACGCTGGCGCTTACGCTGCGCAGAGGCGAGACCCTTGAAGGTCTCTTCTTCTGCCATTGTTTGTGTGTAATTAATTCCTTCTTCTTTGTAGATGTCTCCTAGTTTTGATGCAGTAGGTAGGATGTCTGCAATAGTTGCATATCCCTTACGTGCTGTCTCTAGGTCTACTCCATACTTAGCAAGTTCTTCTGCTGTTGCCACATTGGAACCAAGTCCCTGTGCAAGGGCTGATGCACCGATTTCAGCAGATGTAACCTTCTCTTTGAGACGTGGAAGATTCTCTTTAGGATTTAAGAAGTATCCAACTAAGTCTTCATCTGTAATGCCGTAGAAAGAACGGAGAGTAGATTTAACCTTTGGGTCAGCATTATCAACTCTATCTACAACAGTGCTAATTCTGTCTTTAAATTCAACAGCAGAGATATCAGCGCCAATTGCTGCAGCCAATTTAGCCTGACGTGCAACACGGTCTGTGCCAAAGTATCCAGCCTGACCATATGCTTTAAGAGTCTCTGAGTAAGAGTTCTCTAGTGCTAGGTACTCAGCCTCTGATAGTACGTTTAGTCCAGCCTTAAGACGCATTTGATTTCCAGCAAAACGCTTCTGATACGCAGGTGTCTGCTTAAGTAGAAGTGTTGCTTGGTTTACACCAATGTCATCCTTCATGTAGCCCTCAATAGTTGGAACTAATTCTTCTAGTCCATA